TATTCCTCCAGTATAACTTTGAACTACTTCGTCACTATAATTGCCTGAAGCTAAATCTCTTAGTCCTTGATCCACTCTTGTAGAAGAAACCTCGGCCGCGCCTTTCGCACTGTTACCTCCAGCTCCAGTTTCTACTCTGCTTACTACATTGTCTGGAGTATTTGCTTTGGCATTTTTATCTTCTAAAAAACCCATAAACCATTTTGCGCCAATTAGTGCGCCAGCAATAGCTAAGAACATAGGATTTGAAATTATTGGTAACAGTAAACGAAATACACTACCCAATCCTTTCATAACATCTAAACCAATACCAAATATTTTTCCTATGTTTTCAGCAGAAAAAATACTTGAAATCAGACTTGGTATTGAACCTAATGCTCCTTTTACTGCGGCGGCAATTGTTGTTCCTATTCCTAATAATGCACCAAGTATTCCTTTGTTTTCGCCTTCTTTGGGTGCTTCTTTTGCTGGAGTTGGAGAATTTTTTCCTTTCTCTTTTCCAAATTGACTTTCATATGCCTTTTCTCTTGCGGCTGAATCTTTGAAGAACATATCTGAGCCGCGTGATGCTTTTCCGCCACCCATAGTTACTAATTTCATAATGTTTTGGCGCATGACATTCATGTCTCTGGCCATAGCATTACTATTCATTGTATTTTTTGCAATAATGGAAAGTTGTGCTTCTTGCTTTTGTGATGAAATTAATAAAGAATTTAATGCCTCAGATTTTATTTCACCACTAAAACCACCGCTTTCGGATAGTTTCTTACCAGGCGTTCTATCTAATGCTTGGTATCCTTTTCCAAAAATCTTTCTTCCGGTAGCCGCCATCATTCCGCTCCCACCGAAGAGCATATTTCTAGGATCTAATCTTTCTTTAGTTCTTTTGAATGCTGTGGAACCAAGGGAACCTAATACCCCTTTTGATTTTAATTCTTGTTTATAAACATCGGTGAAAGTTGCCATTTTTTATCTTTTTCTACTATTCATTTGTTGTTTAGTCTTTTCATTTTCTTCTTCTATATGCCTTAAAAGCATAGTAACATACATTGTTTTTTCCCAAGGCAACATTTTTTCCAAATCGCCCAAACTATATTTGTGATGTTGCATCAACGCAAAATTAGTTTGATAATGATTGGTCAAATTATCATGCCTAAACATCATACGAAAAAACTTTGTATTCCCTCCAACACCATCTCTTCCTGATACCCGCATTTTCCGCATTTGAAATCAAGTGTCTTTTTCATTTTAGGAATGTTGTCAAAAAAATCTTGTATTTTTTGAAACTGGTCTCTAGTTAAACTATCCACAAAATCTAACAATTCTGTTTCGGAAGCATCTTTAGCATAATATAAAGTTTCTTCATCGTAGATGTAATCTATACTATTTGAAACTAATTTACCCAAAACTTCCGCTTCTTTAAGATTTCTTATTTTTTCCATAATCTTAAAGTCTGGATATTTCATAACTACTCCAAGTTTTGGAGTCAGCTGGATTTTAGAGGAATGATTTTCATTCTTCTCAGGATAAATTTCTAAAGCATTAAAACTCAATTTGATAACATGATTGCAAACTTTATCGTTTCCTTCTTCATCTTTAACTTCATTATTACATTTGTATTGTAAGTCTATAACTTCACCTACCGACCTTGCTCTTAGTTGTAAGAACATATATTCCAAGTCTAGTATAGGCAAATCATCTACATTAATATTATCCACGCAACAGTTGTTAACAATTTGTTTGATTGCTAGTAATACAGATTCTTCATCTTCCGATTCCATAGCCATCAACAGAATTTTTTCTTCTTTAACTAAGAACGGTCTAATCTTTACTTTCTTTTCGGATAATGGCAAAGTAATTTCGTAAATAGGCACATCAATTTTAGGTAACATATAATCTCCAAATAATTAAAATATTCTTCTCACAGCTTCAGCCGTTCCTCTAATTTGTGATTGTAGAATTTGAGAAACTGGCACTCCTGCAACAGAAGAACCAAGAAGTGCAGCCGCAGCCGCACCAAGGTCATAGTCGCCTTCATAAATTGTTTTAAATTTTTGATAAGCAAAATTGACAGTCAATCTATGAAAGCCATCATCCGACCAAGCTAATGGTTGCGCTGAGATTCCAATAGGAAAAGCATCAAATAATTCTACAGCATAAATCTGTTTAATGAAATCATCATACTGAACAATCTTAATGTTTGTCATGTAGTATGTTTCTTTGCCCTTAGGAAATCTAGCATTGTTTGTGTCATTAGGTACGATTGCTTCTAACCAACGGTCAAATAGTTTTCTCTCATAGAATTCGTTTGTGCAAATCCAAGTCAATTGGATTCCATCTTCAAACTGTGCTTTGTATGGAACTTTAAATCCTGGTCCATAAATTTCAACATCAGCCGTCTGTAGAGTTTTTCCTGGTAATGAAGCACTCTCACATTGAAGTGCTAGATATCTGGAAATAGATGAGTTGTAAGAACGAGTTTGATCTCCGCCAAGTACTCTTGCGGTAACATCAGAGAAAATTGAGTTCGGTAGATTTAAGATTTGTTCAAGTAAACCATTCTCAACAAACTTGCTAATGTATTGCGGTATCGGTAATATAACTTGGAAACGACTTGGACGGGCTAAGCCTTCTTTAGCCTTTATGTTGGCTAAAAATAATTGGGGTAAAAATGACATTAGAATTTTTTCCTAGAATCGGCCCAGACTTTGTTCTTTGTTGCCTTTTCAAATTGTTCAACCGGTAATAAGGCGGCAATGTCCCATTCATCAGCTGGAATTTCAACAAATCTAGATTGCACATGAGAACCTAGATATCGCTTAATGCAAGGTGTTGCTTCATACGCCTTTGAGAATGCAGCCAGCATTTGATAATTTAATCTTAGCTTGGTTTGTGCATCAAAGCGATTATCGGTGGCATGTTCGCTCAATTTATCCAAAAGAATGATACGTTGCTTTGGGTGAATGTAATGTAAATTCAGCCCTAGAAAACCGTCTGGGTATAGTTGTATTGGTAGAACCAATGGGAACTTGTCGTAATATGGCAACTTATCCTTCGTTTTCGGATCATAATAAAAATAGTACATGTGACCAATAAAATGTGAGGTTGTCTGTCTCTCACGGTCCTGCATTAATTTTTGAGGCGTTGGTTTTAAATCACCAACTTTGGAACGCAACCAATCACGGGCTTGTCTACTACGAGCCGTATAACCAGTCTTTTGCAACTGCTGATTGATTCTGTCCATTAAGTAAGCCATAAATGTATTTATTACGGTTTAAATGCCTAAATCTTTTTCCGTAACTATTTTAAATTGCCAGCCGTGTGCGTGACAGAATTCATCGGCTGCTTTCCACTTCATTTGATTGACAACATATGTAATGGATTCTCTTAGAAAATTCTTTGTCTTACGCTTTTGTGTTGGTTTTTTGGTCTGTGCTTCTGGTTTTACCTCAACTACATAAGTCATAATGGTATCATCTTTTCTTTTGACTTTGATGATGAAATCTGGAAAGTAACGATGCATTCGCTTGTCAACTGGACTGTAGTAAGGAATAGCCAATTCTTCCGATGACCACCAGATGATGTTCGGATTATCGTCAAACCACTTCATACAACGCAATTCCCAGGATGACCTATAGATTATGTTATCTGGATTGCCGTTATATTTTTTCGGGTTTTGTGGGGTAAACTTACCTTTGTAAGAATTAGTTCCATAAGACATATAAATATGTAGTAAAACTTCAGGATCAACATGGCACTTTTCACCTTATCCGACATAACTTATAAAGAGCAAGCCGCTAGAACAATTGGACCTTTGCCTAGAGAATCATTTGGTCAAAATATATTGAGATATCCTATTGATATTGGATCGGTAGACAAAGGGCATTATATGGTTATTCATATCAATGTTCAAGATAAAACGGAATATACCGCAAACTATGCTAATGATCCTCGTTCATCAATACAAAAGAATAGAGAAAATGTTTTTAGACAAACGGGCGCAACTAACTTGGGCGGAAATGCGAATTCTCTGATAGGTGGTGCGGTAAAATTAGGACAAACTATTAATGCGGCGGCTGATGAACAAGTTGGTGTTGATCTTGGTGGTATAATTAAAAATGTTATAAGAAAAACTAGCGCAGGCACAGAAGGTATATTAAAATCTCTGAATATTGATGCCACTAGTGCTAAATTTTTTCTTGGTGGAGCTATCAAGCAAGTTAAAGAAGATTTAGGATCTTTGAATGAGGTTACTTTTTTAAGAACAACAAAAAGAACTACCGACAGTCTTGCGCTATACATGCCAAATACATTAAATTTCACACACAATCAAGGATATTCTGATATTAGTTTAGGTGGTGAAATGATTTCAACTCTTGGTGCTATAGGTAAAACTTTGCTAGGCGGTGAGATTGATTCAAAACAAAGAGGAAGAAATCTTTCTCCTTTTGTTCTTCAAAAAATCACACAAGTTGCCGGTGCATTAACTAATTCGCCAAACTCCGCGGCTGCCATTTTTGCTGGTGCAACAGGACTATCGCAAAATCCACAACTAGAATTAATTTACACTTCTCCATCGTTTAGGTCATTTAGATTTTCCTTTATGTTCTATCCCAGAAGTGAGCAAGAAGCAGAAGAAGTTCAGAAAATGATTGCTAGATTAAAATTTCATCAAGCACCAGAAATTAAAAATGGAACGGGTGGCTACTTTTTAGTTCCTCCATCCGAGTTTGATATTGAATTTTATTATAATGGTCAAATTAATAGAAATATACCATCAATTTCAACATGTGTTTTAGAATCTATAGATATGGACTATGCACCAAATGGATTTCACACTTTTGAAACACCAGGAGATAATTCTCCAAGAGTTGGCGGTACTGGTATGCCTACTGCAATTAGAATGGATCTATCATTCAAGGAAACAGAAATTATGACAAAATTTAATTTCCAAGAAGATGCTGGTGTTGCTACTAAACAACAAGCTAGACAAGAACAATTTGAAAAAGATAGGCCTTTCTAAATGGCAAAATATTTCAGATACTTTCCTAAAACCATCTATAGTTTAAATGGTTCCAATTCCCTTGATACAGTTACAAATTTAACCGCAAGTTTTTCTTTTGATGAAAGTCTTACGGAAAATTCTATATCATACTATCAATACACAGTACCCGATGGCGAAACACCAGAAATTGTAGCCAATAAATTTTATGGTGGACCAGAAAAACACTGGATCATTTTGAAGATGAATAACATTTTTGATGTTAAGACAGATTGGCCTCTTGAGCAAAGAATTTTGAATGAAGTTATTCGGTCAAAATATGCAAACAATTGGATAACAGAAACTTTTGAAATGACGGATGAAGACGGTAATCTTTTTGTTACTGAAGCAATCTCTACAATTACATCATTGAATGTTGTTAACGATGGTTCAGGATATGCTAACGGAAACATTATTCAAGTTCAAGGCGGAACAGTATTTGGTGCCAAAGCAAATGCAACAGTAACTACCGATGGAACAGGTAATGTTATTTCATTGAGTATCGCTACAGCAAATGTTGGTTCTTATCTAATTTTACCATCCGGTACAGTTGCTACATCAAATATTACTGGAGCAGGCATAGGATTGACAGTTTCTGTCAACGGATCAGTAACTAATAATGAACAATTAATTTTTGAAACTGGCAAAGAGAGAGATGGATTAGAGTGGGCCATAGCCAACAATCATTCTTTCTATAAAATTGAGACAAGATTATTTCCCGTTACTGGAGAAAAAACGGTAGACAAGATACAAATTACAGAAGATGATTATAATAATCTTGTGGAAGAAAGTGTAAACTATACTTTATCGGATGGAAATACTCTAACTGTATCAATCACAAAAACTAGAATGTCTTTCTACGATTATGAAGTTGAGCAGAATGATGCCAAAAGAGATATAAAAATTCTAAAGAGTGATTTTGTTCCCACGGTGGATCAAGAATTTGTTAGGGTAATTAGTAATGTCTGATGTAAGCATTTTACAATCAACACAGTATACCGTTAAAAAGGATGGTCTAGCATTGGTAACCAAAATTGGTATCATTGATTTGACCGGTATGTTTGAAGAATTGAATATATTTGACAGCATATTTAATCCATGCATGACGGGAACTATTCTCATAAGAGATGCAAAAGGATTGTCAAATAAACTATCATTTGATGGTTCAGAAATTCTTTTGATTGAGATGGGAAAAACAGAAAATGAAGCAACAATTAAGAAATCATTTAGAGTTTATAAACAAAGTTCAAGAAAAGCAGTAAACATAAGTACCGAACTTTATGTCTTGCATTTTGTTTCTGATGAGTTTATTCTTTCACAGCAGACAAAGATATCAAAATCATACCGCGATACTTACACAAATGTCGCTTTAGACATTTTAAAAAACTTTCTTCTTGTTAATAGCGAAGGTGTAGCTTTTGTTGAAGCATCAAAAGGAATAAGAACAGTTGTTTTTCCCAACAAAACTCCATTTGAATCTTTAGATTGGTGCACGAAAAAAGCAGTCAATGATGATTTGTCTCCAACTTTTTTATTTTTTGAAAATAAATTAGGATATAACTTCATAACTATCTCAAATATGTTAGCGCAAGAATCTATACATGATATAAATTATCAACCAAAAAATTTAGCTTTGCCCAATTCCGAAGAAAATGAAATGATGGGAGCTAGATATCTTGAAGTTGTTTCTCAATTTGATTTGAATAAAAACATCAAGCATGGTGTTTATGCTGGTACATTCATTGGCTTTGACATTACAACAAGAAATGTTGTTAAGAAAATTGTAGATTTTGATAGTGTGTATTCAACTGGCAATCACGCAAACAAAACACCAAACATAGGTGTTATTACAAATAAAGCTGGTATCAAAAATACTGAGATGTTTAATTCCAGAAGAGTTTTGTTTTCGTCTGGAATTTTCAATTCAGCAAGCAACTATATTAAAGAAAATGATCCAACATCTATTGATTCTGATGATGATACATATAACTATGTGATACAAAGAGAATCGGCCATTCGCAATTTGATGAATCAGAGATTGAAAGTTGTTATGCCAGGAAACTTTGATTTAATTTCTGGCACAAACGTGAACGTAACAGTTCCCACAATCAGCGAACAATCTTCTGAAAAAATTCAAGATAATTTAGATAATACAAAGAGTGGTAAATATTTGATTGTAGCTACCAGACAGATGATTACTTACGATAAACATGAGACTATTATGGAAATAGCAACAGACTCCACAAACAAAGATGTAGTTTATCAAAGCACACAGACACAAAACGATTTAGCGGATTTCTATGGATAATAATTTTGCTGGCATGAATGGTTTTATTTGGTGGGTTGGCGTAGTTGAAAATCGCTACGATCCACTAAAGCTAGGACGTTTGCGTGTCAGAATTGTTGGCTGGCACAATGAAGATAAAAATGAATTACAATCCGAACATTTGCCTTGGGCTGATGCACTTACTCCACTAACCCACACAAATGCTTCACTTGATGTAAAAGAAGGCGATTGGGTTACTGGATTTTTTACTGATGGAACTAATGCACAGAAGCCAGTTGTCTTCGGTCAATTGAATGGAATAAAATCTTCCGAATTTAATACGAATCAAGGATTCTCACCTCAACTTACAGATGCTCAAAAAGCAATACAGCCAAAAGCGGCCGATGCTATTGTAATGGAAAAACTAGATGAACCAACTACACCAAGAACCGCAAGAGGCGTAGTTGAAGGAACTCCAGTTGGCGTAGCAAACGAGAAACGAGCGCACGTTTGTGATATCAGAGAAGAAATGAAAATGGCAGCGGCTCTAGCAAGACTTAAATTTTCTCAATTGGTACAAGCAATAAGAGAAGCTGTGAGAGCAATCATAAAAGCCTTAGGATTTTCGCCTGATGGTGTTACCGGAAGATTTATTGAAATTGCAAAACAACTACTAAGAGATTTAAAATTCATACAATCTATCATAGAAGAAATACGTGATTGGACAAAAGTAATTGTAGATTTCGCAAGAAAAGTTCGTGCTATGATTGATTGGCTATTAACATTACCTCAAAAATTATTAGCTTTTCTTAAAGATTGTCTGGCTGAATTATACGCATCTTTAAAGACAGGAATAGCAGATTTATTTTCCGTTTCTGGTGGTGTTGGTGATAATACTGAATCTGGAATATCGGAAGCAATGGGAGTATTCGGCGAAATTGTAGATACAGCTAAATCAACGGTTCAAGCAGGAATTCAAGTTGTAGCCGCGCCCGCCGCCATTGTAACTGCACTTACTTCACCAACTTCCGCGGCTGATGTTACTAAAGCTGGAGACTTAATTACTTCTTATATCTCAACAACCGCATCAAATGATACGTCATCAAATACAGTAACATCCGTTTCAAGTTCCAGATCAAATTTTAAAATGGCATAAGCATGGCAGATACATTAGCAAATCCTGATGAGTTAAACAAACCAGCCGATGATGAATCTTGGACCGAAAGGGAGTCTGAGGCCAGCATTGAAAATCCACCAACTTATCCACATAACAAAGTTATGATGACCGAATCTGGTCATCTATTTGAAATGGATGATACTCTCGGCCGGGAACGAATTCGTCTACAACACGGCGGCGCAAAAAATAACGGCGTTGGTTCATTCTTAGAAATGCATTCTAACGGCGACATGACCACAAAAATACAACGAGACAACTACGAGATTGTTTTGGGTAAAAATAGAGTATTGATTAAAGGCGTGTGTAATGTTACAATAGAGGGTGATTCTATTGTGCATGTTAAGGGCAATAAGTATGAAAGAATTGATGGAGATTTAGTTCAAGAAGTTCGTGGTAATGTTACGCAGAATTTTAAAAAGAAAACAAAGATTCTTTCTGATGGCGATATGACTATTGGCTGTGGAGACCCAACAACAGGAAGTTTGAAACTTTCAACAGGTGACCACACATACATACAAGGCGACTTGGCTGTAGCGGGTTCAATTCAAGCGGATATGGTAACAGCAACAACAAAAGTTAATGCTGGTACACAAGTCAATGCTGGTCCTTTAGGATTTGTTTCTGAAGCCGGCGGACTTGCGATTGGTTCGCCTGTTGCTTTGCCATTACAAGTGCTTGTTCCTGCTGGATCAGCTTATATCGGTCAAAGCGTCTATGCTGGTATTAGTGTAAATGCTCCTTTCATAAATGGTTTCTCAGTAAAAGATGTTGCTGGAACTATGTTGAGTATTAGAATGCAACACAATGCACACAATCATATTGGTAATAAGGGATTTCCAACAAGTCCGCCTATTACACCAATGACTTTACTTTAATTATGGAGATTTGAATGCCTAGCGTTTTTGGAAGATTAACATATAACTTTGATGATACAAAGTATGGAGATGCTTTTTATTTAACAACTGAAACAAAGAATTATTTAAACACATCACCACTTGAAATTAAAACTTGGCAGAAAAATGATATTGCCAACGGAAGCATTCAAAACACAAACTACTTTAAGAATCCGGTAATAAATGTAACAAACACGATTATATCCACAGTAAATACATTTAATGTTGTGTTTGCGAATGTTGTATCATTTGATAGCGCACCCACATTAAATTTAGTTTTTGCATATCAGACTATTGAAACTTTAGAATTGGAGTTGGCAAAATATAAGACACATACAAGTAATGTTGCTGGTGTAAATGATAGCACACAAACAGTTACTGGCGATGGTGCTTCAATCATTGACTATCCAGATTATAAAAAATCTGTGGGTTTGGGGCAACAACTATTACAGTTGGTGAATGTAACTGATGGCGTCCAGAATGCTTCTCCGTTATTAGGCAGTATGACAAGTCTTTTCATTGGTGATGAACTTGCATCAAACTTGGCTATAATTACATCCGACTTGCAAGCATTAAATGCGACTATACGACAAGTTGTTGTTGTTGGAGGTGGAGATCCTCCATCAAACACTTTTTATTATTCCAATATAACTTCATCTAACGCAAACACCATAATGTCTCATTTTGCCACGGCTAATACTATGCTTAGAGTGCGGAGAGAACATGATTGGGATTTCTATAGGAATGGCGTTAGTATTGTAAATGACTATTTCAAAGTGGATTCTTTAGGAAGACTAGGAAATACTCAAAGTTACCTTGTGAATAATTTAATCGGCACGGATCGCTATATCTCAAATACCTTAGCCAATACGTAATAAATAGAACATGGCCACAGTAGTAAGCGCAACAACTAGAAAATATAAAGACTTGGACTTGTCTTTCACCGCCCATCCTATAAAAAAGGATGTGAATAAGCACGTTGACGAGATGGCGGTAATCAATTCGGTTAAGAATTTGATTTCAACTTCTCGGTACGAAAGACCTTTTCAGCCTCAATTGGGTTCCGGTGTTCGGAACTTGTTATTTGAAAACATGGATTCCATAACATCTTCAGCCCTAAAGCGTGAGATTGTACAGACCTTAGAAAATTATGAGCCAAGAGTTATCGTAAAAAGCGTTGCTGTTTCGCCAAATTATGAAAACAATTCTTACAGTATCGGTATGACATTTTTGATAGTCAATAGAACAGACCCAATAACAATAAACTTCTTCTTACAACGAGACAGATAAGATGGCGGACCGTTTAAATGTAACCGAATTAGATTTTGATTCAATCAAAACTAATCTTAGAAATTTCCTAAGACAACAAACCGAATTTCAAGACTATGATTTTGAAGGTTCTGGCTTAAGTGTTCTATTGGACATTCTAGCATACAATACTCACTACAATGCATATTACTTAAATATGATTGCCAACGAAGCATTCTTGGATAGTGCTTCTCTTAGAAATTCAGTTGTTTCACATGCAAAACGAGTTGGATATACACCACGTTCAGCTAGAGCGCCAAGAGCAATTGTTAATGTAACCATTCAAACGCCTAATTCTACTCCAGGATCACTAACTCTTCCTAGAGGATACGCATTCTCATCTTCACAATTAGATGGCGTATCATACAAGTTTGTTACCGTAGAATCTACAACAGTTTCTAAAACAGCAAATAATTTTGTTTTCACAAATGTTCCAATCTATCAGGGACAACTTGTTTCATACTCTTATATCAACAGCTTCTTTTCTAATCCAAAACAACTGTTTACAATACCAGATGCGAACATTGATACGACAACATTAAAAGTTTCAGTAAAGCAATCATCTTCAAATACCGAAACAGTTGTTTATGATTTGTCTACGAATGCACTTACTGTAAATTCAACATCCGAAGTTTATTACCTACAAGAAGGTAAAAACGGACAATACGAAGTTTACTTTGGTGATGACACTTTAGGTAAAAAGATACCGGATGGTGGTGTAATCACTCTAGAATATTTAATTACCAGTGCAGATGCATCAAACAAAGCAAATAGTTTTGTTTCTTCCTCAACAGTTGGTGGATTTAGTTTAATTTCCGTAAATTCAATTTCTGCGGCTGCTGGTGGTGTCACCAGAGAATCCGTGGATTCAATTAAATTTGCCGCACCTCTTGCTCTACTATCACAGAATCGTGCTGTGACTAAGAATGATTACATCAAGTTAATTCAACAAAACTATCCTGCTTTTGAAGCTGTCAATGTATGGGGTGGGGAAGAAAATGATCCACCAGTATTTGGTAAAGTTTTTGTGTCAGCCAAGCCAAAATTAGGTTTTGAGGTTTCAGATACGGAAAAAGATTTTGTAAAAAATACCATATTGAAGCCAATCAGTATGTTAACAATTACACCAGAGATTGTTGATATTGACTACAATTATCTAAAAGTTGAAGCGAACGTTTTCTATGATAAATCAAAATTGTCATTAAACGATTCTGAATTAAAAAGCGCAATAGTAACTTTAATTAAAAATTATACTTCTACGAATTTGAATCAATTCAATACCTATTTTAGATTTTCCGGTCTTGAAACTGCGGTTGATAATTTTGATAGGTCAATTATTTCCAATGAAGTAAGTTTGTTTGTTGCTAAAAAATTCAGACCCGATTTAATTAATGCTGATACATATATTCTCGATTTTGGTTTTGAATTGGCTAGAGGAACAACAAACGATAACTTCTACTCAACACCAGATTTCACAATGACAGATGAGATTGGTGTTTCTCGCCAGTGTTTCTTTGAAGAAGTTCCATCATCTTTTTCTGGATTAGAATCTGTGACTGTAAGTAATCCGGGGTTTAACTACACATCAACTCCAAAGGTCACAATTGTTGGAGACGGAGAAGGTGCAATAGCAGTCGCTGAAATAGTGAATGGAAAAATAAACAAAATTACAGTTACAAATCCAGGCATCGGATACACCACAGCCGCCGTTCAAATCACTGGCGGTGGTGGATCTTTGGGTGCTGGATTGGCTGTGCTTGAAGGTCGTTATGGACAAATCAGAATTTCATACTTCAAGCCGGATGAAATCAGTAGTCAAAGTACCAAAGTTATTTTGAACAAAAATAAAAACAATGGTGTAACTGGTGTTATTGATTATACATTGGGTAAAATAACAATCAGTAATTTTAATCCAACAGCAGTTAACAATGACTTCGGCGATATCATGGTTCACATTAAGCCAAAGATTAGTATCATTCAATCTAAATTAAATAAAATGCTTGTTCTGGATGCAGATGATCCCACTAGCGTTGTTGTTAAAACTAATACAATTTAATGGAAAACGTTCGCACATCAAA